GATGATGCCGGTGCATTTATCTCCAGCACCAGACTTTCTATCTCAACGCCATACGCTGCATTTTTGGTAATATCCGTCAGCGTCAGCGCATTCAGCCCCAGTGTCAGACTGTCTTTTATGACCTGGAATGCCGGGCCAGCCACTCCATTCAGTTTCGGAGTAACCGTGGCACTGCCGGCGGTGAACACCAGCTCCAGCGTCTGCCAGTCGTTACTGTAATTCCCGAACTCGCCCAACTTTGTGTTTCCTGCTTTCTTGTGATGCATCAGATTCAGTTTGCCGTCTGTGGTCTGGGTGAAGAACGACATCAGGAACGGGTTACCAGTCCCGGTCATCGCCACGACGTCAGGTAACGCTACATCGGTATACAGATAAATTCCCAGACCGAACTGGTTGTTGGTCAGTGCGCCTGACAGTCGAAACTTACAGCTCAGTCTGCCACCCCGTGTCAGCAGGGAGACTGCGTCATCCACCGGGCGCGTCAGGGACCAGGCTTTATTGCTCTGCTTGGTGATCTTAAATACACCATCTGACAACTGAATTCCGCCATTCTTAATGCTCCAGCCCTGCGCAGCAGCGTCTCCGGCTGTCGGCAACAGGGAGATTGTGCGTATGGATGCATCTTCAGACGGCCCCGATGGCGTGTCGCCGCCGGGCGAGGCTTTGATTTCCGGTGCCTTACCACTAATGAAGGCTAAGGTGCGACCGGCTACGTTCAGAATAGCCGTTGCCATACGATCGGGAATAATGCCACGACGCGCCCATGAGCTGAAATGCGTCGGGCGATTTGATGATACCCAGTTTTTGTTCGTTCGGGATGCCGAACCGTAATAACCAGACCCGGCAATATCAGGATCTTCTGACGGGTTGTTTGTCGGTGTATTAACTCCGCTACCATCGGTCATAAAGGGAACAAAATAAATCTGCTGGGATTCTTTACCTTTATATGCACCATATACCACTTCATATTGCGTACCGTGTTCTTGTTTCCACGCGTATGTCGTGTCGCCACAAATCCAGGGGACTGATGCCGGACTTCCACCGTGACACTGCGCCGCCAGCCCGGCAAGGTCAGCACGGAACTGCTGTACCATTGCAAGAAATGCTGCTGGCTGCTGGGCGTAACTGGCATTCGTCATATCGAATTCCCCCTGCATCCAGCATATCGCCAGCAAAACGTTTTTCGGGTTTTTCTGCAATGCTGCCTTCGTGCGGAAAAGCAGATCCTGATATAACGGCTTACCCACTCCCCAGCGAGCCGAATCCTGACTGGCTCCCGTGGACTCGCTGAATGTCCCCTCCGTGCCCTGGGTGAATGCCGAACCACCACGACAGCATGGTACCAGCAGGATCCCCGCATTATTAGGGATATACGGAAGCAGTTTTTTGGCAATATGTAAGCCCTGTCCGACACAGCCGTACTGCCCTTTGCTCAGGTCAGCCCGGGGATGGTTAATCGTACTCATATCCTGAACATCATGCAGACAATGGTCAGCAGGAATGATGTCGTTAAATACGCATACTTCACCACCGGGAGTCACTGTGTTACGACGGGCCAGTTGCTTAATGCGCGGATGGGGCGCATCGTATGAATCCGGAAGCGGAAGCCCTTCACCGTAAGCCATGGCATTGGATTGCCCGGCCAGTACGATGACGTAGTACCACTCCGGCTCAGTTGCACCACTGACGACCACATCACCTTCTGCTGCAATCGCCTGCATCAGGGTATAAGGGGTTATGGCCACCGGACTACCAAACGGCTGCCAGCCCTCTTTCAGTTTATGTGTCAGCTTTTCCGCAAGATCTGACGGCGCCGCCGCCCTGACAACATCATAGTGTTTAAATGCCATGGTTCTTTCCACCATCTGAAAAATAATTCTTTAAAATACCTGACATGTAATACAGAAAAAACACAAAACCATACCTTAAATAAAAACTTGATTATCAAGCAGATATGCATGGATAAACTACAAGACGAGATATAAACCACCCTGCATTTAAATAAACAATAAACAACATCAGAAAAATAATTCTGCTCTATGGTTTACATTCAAAAATATCATTTATACTTTTCAGAACATCACCAGCAAGGCATAAACAAGGAAACTAAATGAAGTGGATTGTGATTGATACAGTTATCCAGCCATCATGCGGAATATCTTTTTCAGTCATATGGAGTAAAGTAAAATTAATAATCTGGTATCAATCGGATGCTTTCTTACCTCCTGAAAGTATATTTACACTGACTCACACAGGTATCATGCTCAATAACAAAGTGCTACCTGTAACCATTTACAACGTAGTACCATTCAATAAAACATTCTGGAATTTAATCAAAAACAGCCAGGAATGCCCTACAAATACAGATAACGTATTGAATGAATGCTTTAATAACCGTTGCATTCTGCAAATATGTCCTTATGGACTAAAACAACAAAGTCCATAAGGAGTTTACTCACATCTGACAAAATCAATATAAACAGCCCCTCCGGAGAGGGGCTGGAGAGTGGCGCTATGTGCCATTGCATGGTGCCGGGTGCCTCCCGGTGAATTCAGTACCAGCACCTGAATCCGCGATTATCCCATATACCTACTCGCTGATTGCCCCTCCGCACAGGGGGATTCACCATGCCAGTTTCTTTTAACAAACTCCCCGCAAACCAGACAACAGTCAACCGCCTGAATTGTGAAGTATTTAAAAATTTCTCCCGCTAACTGATACCCGGCTAACAGTCTGGCGTTTTCTTTTTCAGCAACGGGAAAGCAACAACCACCACACCCGCCACCAGCACACCGTCAGCCAGCACTGACATTATCCGGCTGCTGCAATGCCACTCACAAAAACAGTAAGCAATCACTTTTTACCGTAACAAGTGATAATCCAGATATGTATCTACCCCAGATGAGTAATCCGAAGTTCATCCATACCACAGGTACTGGCTATTCTGTTGTACTCCTGAACAAGAGCAAATAATTCTGAATTAGCAACCATGAACTCATCGCAAACCCTCTGTATAGCATCACTATTCAGAATAATAACGTCTCTTCCCGAAAGACGATCAGGAGTACAGAACAAAACTGTCAAACGGCTGAAGGCCTTTGCTCGTCCTGCATTGACTATATCAATACGCTGCCTAAGGATGAAACACCCCGACGCCTCATCAATATTCACTCTACCCACACCATATGAATGATAAATATTTAATGCTGAAAAAACCATTAGACCGTATAACAAACACTCAATCAATACTTAACAGAACTTTTATTTTTGACAAACATAAAATATTTTCAACAATATCCTGAGCCAGGTATATTTCAGTATAAGGCTCTGCCGGAAGGAATCTGGAAGAATGAATATAGCGCGCTGTACTGGATTCGAACCAGTGACCGATTGCTTAGAAGGCAATTGCTCTGTCCGGCTGAGCTAACAACGCTGAATACCGATAATGGACCGCCATCGGGGACCCGCCCCCGCACCAACAACCCTGTTATCGTGTCGTCTGCTCTTCCTGATAAGCTAATGGCGGTTTGTGATGGTGGCCCTTGCTGGATTTGAACCAGCGACCTGGCGATTATGAGTCGCTCGCTCTCACCACTGAGCTAAAGGGCCGGGAGCCGCATAATAACGACGCGTAATTAATTCTTCAATATCATCCGTTCTGGCTGACTAAATCCTGTACTTCCCGAACCGTCTGCTCAAAACGTTCAGTCTCCAGCTCAACGCCAATTGCACGACGCCCGAGCGCCAGTGCCGCTTTCACTGTCGAACCCGACCCCATGAAAAAATCTGCAATCAGGTCACCCGGACGACTGCTAGCGCTGATTATCTGCTGCAGCATTTCTGCCGGTTTTTCGCACGGATGTTTCCCGGGATAGAACTGCACCGGTTTATGCGTCCAGACATCGGTATACGGCACCTGCGCCGTCACGCCAAAATACCGCCGCAGTCGGCATTCACAACCACCAGCGCATTTAACGTTCAGGCACAAAAAAAACCGCTCATCGGCGGGTTTAAGCTGTGTGACGAAGTAACTACTCTTAACAGCATAACCAATTTTTTACGTACGTAAACTACTAAATGATATTTGTGAGAATGCCACCGAGTGTTCAAAACACCACCACAAATACATAAGAAAACTTCAACAAATAACCAATAAATAATTTCGGATGTTATTTTTAGTTTGTTTAAATTAAGCTAAAGAATTATAGACTACTTATAAATAAGTGCCATTAATATAAATTAGCTAATAGATTTATTTTTGTTCAAACAAGAGCCATGAATAGGATTAGATAGAAAAGGTTCAGATAAAAATAGAGATCTACTTCACAAATTAAATGAGAAACTAAAACTTACATCTTGAAATAATCACATTGATTAGATGAATATTTATCGCGCAGTGACATCATTTTTTTATAATAGTTCAAAAAAAGGGCGTACAATGAAAAAATTAACAGTGGCAATTTCTGCTGTAGCTGCATCAGTACTGATGGCGATGTCTGCTCAGGCAGCTGAAATTTATAATAAAGACAGTAACAAGCTGGATCTATACGGGAAAGTTAATGCCAAGCACTACTTCTCCTCTAATGATGCAGATGATGGTGATACTACTTATGCCCGTCTTGGCTTCAAAGGTGAAACCCAAATCAACGATCAACTGACTGGGTTCGGTCAGTGGGAATATGACTTCAAAGGCAACCGTGCTGAATCTCAAGGTTCTTCCAAAGACAAAACCCGTCTTGCATTTGCAGGCCTGAAATTTGGTGATTACGGCTCAATCGATTACGGCCGTAACTTCGGTGTAGCATACGACATCGGTGCGTGGACTGACGTCCTGCCAGAATTCGGTGGTGACACTTGGACTCAAACCGACGTGTTCATGACTCAACGTGCAACTGGTGTTGCAACTTATCGTAACAACGACTTCTTTGGTCTGGTCGATGGCCTGAACTTTGCTGCTCAGTATCAGGGTAAAAATGACCGCACTGACGTAGCTGAAGCCAATGGTGATGGTTTCGGTTTCTCCACTACTTATGAGTATGAAGGATTCGGCGTGGGTGCAACCTATGCTAAATCAGATCGCACTGACGGTCAGGTCGCCTATGGTAAGAGCAAATTCAATGCCTCCGGCAAAAATGCGGAAGTATGGGCTGCAGGCCTGAAATATGATGCGAACAATATCTATCTGGCTACCACATATTCTGAAACTCAGAATATGACCGTTTTTGGTAATAACCATATTGCAAACAAAGCACAAAACTTTGAAGCAGTAGCACAATATCAGTTTGACTTCGGTCTGCGCCCATCTGTTGCTTACCTTCAGTCAAAAGGTAAAGACCTTGGTGTTCATGGTGACCGAGACTTAGTCAAGTATGTCGATGTCGGTGCTACTTACTACTTTAATAAAAACATGTCCACTTTTGTTGATTACAAAATCAACTTAATTGACGATAGTAAGTTTACCAAAACAGCTGGTATTGATACCGACGACATCGTCGCTGTAGGTCTGGTTTATCAGTTCTAATCTGACTTACGAAAAAGATATGTTGCGGGAGGCTTTGCCTCCGCAACATATAAGTGGAGCCCTCAAGCCACTTCCTTTAGAAGCACTACCTTGCTTCTTACTATATAAACCTTCTGTTATATATTACCCTTTATTTGGGGGCGTTTCCACGCCCCATTTTTAATAACTTTTAGTAAACAATTGCATATCAATTAGAATTATTAGCAACGATATCCATATCTAACCGGATATCTAATGCCATTAACATCCCTTCAATTATGCCCTCAGCCTTCTGTAACCTTTTCCCGATATAACCATCCGAGCAGCAATGCTTACTTGCCAGTGACATGAATGTCATACCACATACATAATAATCTACTAATAAATCGTGTAAATCGCTGTTGTTCTTTTTCAGACGGGCCATGCACCCGCAAATGATCATCGCGTCATCGTCACAACATTGCGGGCGAGATTTTACTTTTGAAGGAATTAACCCCTTAAAACCGGCAGCAATGGACGACCAGGTCACATCCTCATGATTATTTGCCGCCCATGCTCCCCAGCGTTCGAGAACCATCTGAATATCACGCATCAACTTTCTCCACAAAATCAGGACAGCACACCAATCGCCAGCGCGCGATCGATAAAACGAAATATCAGCTCCAGTTGGGAACCATACTTCTCTTCAAATGCCACGGTATCCGCATGCAGTCCGTCATGGTGTTTTCTGCACAAAGGCAACACAAAAAGGTCATGCGCTTTTGTACCCATTCCACCCTAACCATGACCAATCAGGTGATGAGGATCGTCGGCTGGCTTACCACAACATGCACACGGCTGCGTCTTAACCCAGCGCGTGTACTTTTCATTAACCCAGCGACGACGTTTGGGGCGTAACATAAAAGACTCCGGCGACTCCGGATCCACTTTCAGCGCCAGCACCTTTTTCGCCTTATCCTGGATGATGCTGGTGGCAGGAACCGAAGGCACAAGGTCACTTTCCCGGGTGACAGACGGCACAACAGGCTTCGGTAATCTCAGTGCCTTACGGGCTGCACTTTCCGGTAAGGCATCCGCCAGGTCATTACGAACCAGCCACCAGCACAGTTCCGGCATTGTCACAACGTGGCTGTCATCAAAACCGAGATCACGACGGACTACGGACAACACCCAGCGGGCACAGTTATCCGTTGCCATTGATTCCAGACGTTCCGTGAACTGATCGCGAAGCAGGTTATCGCAGTGCCAGCACAGACGGATTGCGCCCGGCGCGTGTCGCATTGTGGTCATGTTCTCGCTGTGCCATCCGGAATGAGGCCACTGGCAGCCTTTTTCACGAAGTAACCAGCTCTCAAGGCATTCCACGCCACCAGCACGACGGATCACCGCCTCATGGCGGAACACGGCCCGAACGGCAGGATCATCCGCCAGCGGTTGTGATGCTGCCGGAACGGCACCACTGGCAAAAGATGAATAACGTTCCGGCTCAGGCTCCAGCAGGACACGCCCCTGCATAAACAGGGGCATCAGCTCTGAACCGGGTCTGAACAAGACGATCCCCATACGCGGGGCAATTTCAGGGGTCAGCAGTGCTCTCACGGTCACCTCAGCGAACGGTATTGCATGAACGCAGGAGAAAAAAATTCAGCCATCACGCAGTAAACTCCTTCACCAGCGTTTCAAACTGGCTTACCTGTCCTTCCAGTTCCGCCACGCAATCCACCAGCTCATCCACCGCCTTTTGTGTGCGGTGTTTTGCCTGCAGCAGATCACGAAGCGCCGGAGTAAGCTGCTTGCGGAGCGTATCTTTTTTCACGCTCGTTTTTTCCATCTGTTCAGCACAACGAAGCATCTCCTGCGCCTGCCGACGAAGTTGTTCCGGTGAAACAGTGATTGTTCTGTTGTTCAAAATAAACGCTCCGTTTTACTGCCCGACATGCGGTTATTGCTGTATCTGCGCGGATTGCCCGGCGTCATGGGTGTGGAAAGAACCCGGGCACTCTCCTGGTCCACAGGCAGAAAATGTCCGTTATGAAAACGCCGGTAAATGGTCCCGAGTGTGCCATTACGCTGTTTCGTGATGTTGATTTCTGCTATGCCTCTGGCCTGTGTATCCGGGTTATACACCTCATCCCTGTAAAGCATCAGAATGATGTCGGCATCAGCCTCTATTTCCCCGGAGTTTTTCAGGTCTGAGTTCATGGGACGTTTATTGGGTCTGGATTCCACGCCTCGGGAGAGCTGGCTCAGAGCAATCAGCGGGAAACCGCCGGATTTTGCCAGGCTTTTAAGTCCCTTTGAGATTTCCCCCACAGCAAGGTCGTGACGCCCCGTGCTGCGGGTTTTAATCAGACCGAGGTAATCGACCACCACCAGCGCCGTTTCCGGGTGTTTCATCCGGTGGTGCTTCGTGGTTGCACATATCTCATCAATGGTCAGGTTTGCCTGATCCACCATCCAGATATTACGCCCCGTCATTCGTCCCACGCCCTGCGAGAAACGCGCCCAGTCTTCATCTTCAAAACGGGCAACAGACTTAAGACGGGATACCGGCATTCCACCGGCAGCAGACACCATACGTTCACCAATCTGGATGTTCGCCATCTCCATGGTGAACAGAAGCACGCCATGCCCCTGCTCAGTCACCTTGTCGATGATGTCCAGCGCAAGTTCGGTTTTCCCCATCGAAGGACGGGCGGCAATGAATACCAGGTCACCGGGCTCCATACCGCCCGTTTTTGCGTCCAGTTCATCAATACCGGTCATCAGCGCCCTGGATTTCTCCAGTCCCTGATTGCGGCATTCAACACGGTCGACCACTTCCGGAAGGACATCATCAATGTGAACCGGCTGAATGACGCCCTTTCCGGTCGACAGTGAGGCCATCATGTTCTGCACATCCTTCAGGGCATCCTCGGCTGCTTCACAGGTATACGCATCACGTAAATTCTGTAATGCTTCAGTCAGTGTTTTTTCTGCATCGCGCAGTGCGGCATTGCGCCGCAACGCTGCGACATAGTGCTCCAGTGAAGACTTCACCCAGGTTTTGCGTCCGGTGTCGGTAATCACCGGGGCAAGTTCCGGCATCTCATTGCACAGCAGTACGGGGTCAATGACGCCGGATATGCGAGCCTGTCTGCAAATCCCCGCGTAAATATCCCGGTACTGACGCACAAAAAATACATCCGCCGGAAGTGTGGCCAGAATATCCATCACTTCCGGATCGGCCCCACGCAGAAAAAACGCACCGATGACAGCGCCTTCCAGGTCATCGTTACGCCATGCCGGGGTGTTCTGGCTGGTCATGCGGCAACACCTCCGATACGAGAACGGTAGCTGGGCCAGTTAAACGACAACCAGTTGCGCCCGCCATCGGTGATCCTGTCGGCAATCCGGGGACTGATGAACGCCCACAATTCTTCCGGTGAAAGGTTGCTGATCAGGATAGTTGGCAAAATACCCTCATACCGGGCATTGATAATTTCCTGCAAAATGGCCATTTCAGCCGCACTGCCAAACTGAACGCCGACTTCGTCGACAATCAGCAAATCCAGTGACGCATAATGCTCAATGACGTCATCCGCTGTTTTTTCACTGTCATTCCGCCAGCAGTTTTTCACAGCCCGGGTAAGGCGCATCACGTCGGTGATCTCCACACTGGCCAGATAGTTACGGATGATGTGTTTTGCCATTGATACCGCCAGATGATTTTTCCCGGTACCGCAACTGCCGGTCATAACAAGACTGGTACCGTTCTCCAGCATATCTGGCCAGTTCTCCGCATAGCGGCGACAGGCCGCAAGATTTCTGGCTGCGTCAGGATTAACCTCCAGATAATTATCAAACTCGCAGTCCCGAAAACGCAGAGCAATTCCGGCGTTATCAGTCAGTTCTTCCGCCTTGAGGGACGACAGTTCCATGGTCAAATCACTGGCCTCAGCGATCAAGCAGTCAGGGCAGCATGAAATTTTTTCTCTGTCCTCGCCATTACGATCGATCCACACCAGTATATGCGTACGATATTTACCGTGTTTTTCGCAATATCCGCGACCTTCACGCATCAGGCAGGAACGATAAGGCCATGGCTTTTCGCCCTTCTGAGCAAATGCAATCTCTGCCCGTAACTCATCCATTCGCGCCTGTAGTCTTGTTTGTTTCTCACGTTGGTCAATCGTCATCATCGCTGTCACCTCAGAATGTCAATTTGTTACTGGATTTACCGAATTTGTCAGACATGGCTCCCAGGCCAGCCAGGACATCGACCTGTCGCTGTCGCCCACCTCCGTGAGCGGCTGGCTGTTGCCAGTAATCTTCGAAGTGACGATCGGGTCCAAAGAACGTCGCAGCCTGCTTCACGAACTGTGTGCCGGTATTTCCTGTAGCACGTACCCAGGCGGCATACCGCTTCACGCCATCAAGCATGGTCTCCGGTTTTATTCCCTCCCTGATACGGGCTTTCCAGGCTTTGAAGGCTGCTGACTTGGAATTGCCACCAGCACGTTTGGGATATTCCTGCCAGGCCTGTTCAAATTCCGGTGAATATTCCTGTCGGGCAGAACGCGCTGGCGCAGACGCGTCAGCGGATGCATCAATAGTGTTTTTAGTCTCCGTTGTAATCTCTGTAGTAATCTCTGTATTTGTATCAACATTCGGCGTATCCCCTGTTCCGTTATGACGTCGGGGGGGTGTTCCGTTTTAACGTAATAGCTGTATCGCTGATTGCATTATTGCTGTTACTTTCTGGCGAAACAGAAGAAGGTGTGGTGATGGCCGCAATTGCCTGTGGGTTGATCCCGACAAACAAAATATTGCTGCATTTCACCCCATCGAGCATTTCCACCGTGCGTAAATCCAGAGTAATAAACCCTGCATCGCGCAGACGCTTCAGCGCATCTGCGGTTTCCCTTTTCCCGAAACCAAACTGCTCAGCAAACGCCTGGTAGCTTCTTTGCAGTTTGTCGCCCTGAAAACGCTTGCGATATCCCAGCAACGCTCCGGTGTGCTCATCCCTGACCTCTGTCGGGCGGTACCAGTAAACGATCTCTGAAAGCAGAGCGATAGCCGTCGCATCCGGACGCCCACTGGGTAGTCGAATATATTTCCACCAGTTCGCAGGTGTAACATTGCCGGAAATATTAATTTGACCAATAGCCATAACTTCCGGTGTGGGGGCGTAACGGCTCATACAACCTCCTTCCGCGGCATGAGAATTGTGTAGCCACGCGCAGGTTGTAGTCTGGCTTTTGCATCAATAGTAAGCGTTGCAATTTTTCGGATATGAAGATAACCAGCTCTTTCCAGTGCCAGGGTTTCCCTGAATATCGCTTGCTTAGAACAACAGCAGAAATCAGCAAGCACCTGATGATCAATAACTCTCTCGCCTTCACCGTCTGAAGAACCCGACATCAAAACACGCAACATAATCAGGCGCTGAATCGGGTTATCGAAAGCACATCCGCACACAAACTGAAAACAGTTCACGCCACACCTCCCAGACGCTTAAACATTTTTCCAGACAGAAATACCGCCAGAGGGTAACTGATGGTGTAGCTACGCCCCTGTAGTTCGCACACGACTTTCTGGCTTTCAGCGTTGACTAGGCAAACCCGCAGAACGTGACCGTTGCTGGTGGCGAACCACTGCCCCACACGGGGGCAACGGTTGTATCGGTGATACAGGGAATTAACGATGTGGCGGATCATGGACGCACCTCCACCGTAGTTACGTATTTAACCGGGCTACCTTTCATTGAGATGGTTTCACACATCTCTGCCGCTTTCAGTTCCGCTGTTTTTCTGGATTTATAGCGACGGTGCCAGACAGATACATCCGTGCGAACTGATACATCGTTTCTGTATTCCGTAGTGGAGATGATGATTTCGTAACTAATCATGGGCGAACCTCCTTGTCAGAACCATTCAGCCTGGAATCAACAAGTGCAGCGCCAAAAACAGCATCACCAACACGGTCGTACAGTTTGCTAGCCAGCGGAGATTCAACGGCCTTAAGCATTGGATAAAGCTGGCTTGTCCAGATTTGATGGATTTCACGCAAATGCAGGTATACGCCTCTGGCGTTTCGTGCGACAGCTGACATATCAGACGCATCGGCACCTGATAAACTCTTCTCCATCAGGTTAAAGGCGTTGATGTATGCCTCTTTGAACCGGGCAGCACGTTTACCAGTGAAGCCCATGGCAAGGAACGCGAAGCCATCGCGGGTGATTTGATAGCAAGGTAGTTTGCGGCCTGATGCGTCGGTGTATTCACTTAACACAAAATTGTGTTCAGTAAATTCAGCGGAACATTCGAGGTTTCTAATTCTATCTAAAACCCGCTCATGCCGTTTAGTAAAGTAATTAGCTACTGCAAGAGATGTGGTGACAACGCGACCATTGATAATCGTGATTTCAGGGTGAGATTGGGTTGGGAGAGTAGTCATGGTGACAGCCCCTATGTTGAATTCAATGAACTCACCACCAAGGCTTTCCACGACCATATAGGTGGTGAGACGTACAGGGGTGGAAATACCGGTCAACATAGAACCCGGCCCAACCGAAGTTGGCCCTGCACGCCCCACCATAATTTGGGCGTAACGATGCTCATGACACGAAAAAACCGCATGAGCGCGGTTGTGCTCTATATTGAATTTCGGGTTTCCACGCCCGGCACCCGCTTTATAAGGTGCCTGAGCAGTGTAACGTCCCGGAATTGCAGAATCAATATTTGGTCTTGAAATGATCATATAGCTGCTGATATCTTTAGAACTGTTCTTGGATGTTTCGGAGCCGTTTTATGCGAAACAGCTCCCCGTTATTGATGTTGAGTGAGCCGGGTTACTCCCGGCTTTTTTTCATCGCTGCCAACCAATAACCTGAAATAACCCCATTTTCGGGTGATACCAGCGAGTCCCTCGCGGTTCTGCTTCCTCCATAACCCGATAAAAAGCAGCCATAAACGGTTCCACAGCAACAATTGCGCGACGTGACAACAATCCGTCCGGCGTCATGAACTCATGTGTGTCTGTAGGAATTTGATAGGCGTTCACCAGATTGCGGCATTTATCATCTGACAAACCGGTTTTTGCTTTCAGTTGGCGATATCCGGCATAGCCCTCACGAATAGTGCCCTTTTTAATTTGCTCGACTGTTTCAGCAACGTGGCTGACTTTTTCTTCCACCTGAGTGATCCGTTTCTGTTGGCGAACGGCTTCAAGAGCCATCGCGGCAACCATTTCGATTTCGCTCATTGGCTTACGGATCTGTTCTTCCAGTTCGCGCCAGCGATCTACCAGGCAAGCTGTGAATTCAGGACAGAGCTGTGCGACGACAATGATGCTGTCGCGCTTACCTCGTTCACCTTCGAATACATACGCGCTAGAAAATCGGCGAGGCCCAAGTGATTGTTTATTCTCAATTTCCACAGTCTGTGGAAATTGGATGATTCCCTTTTTAGCCAGTGTTTCAATAGTTCTCTTAACACTATCTGGTCGGCTTCCCACCAACTCTGCGATCTCAACGCTGGTCATGGATGCTTTGCCGTTAAAAATTGCGGTGTTCATTGTTGGTCTCCTGTGGGCTTGTCATCTTCTGTATTCGCTAGACTTGGGTGTGTATATGGAATGCTCGGATCCAGATGACAAAGAATGGCAACATCCTCCGGAACACCTCGCGTTTTCCACTTTCCAACACCTTGACTGCCACGAGGCCTTCCTTTCTTTGGGAACCTGCGACCAATAGCGGCATTGGTTTTAAATTGAATTTTTAATATTTCATAAAGGGTCATTCTTTAGTCTCACGCCAGATACTTTGTTATCCAACGATGTTAACCACAGGAACCCAAAGTATCAAGAAATTCTGTTACTTTAGTATCAACAGCCATGAGAGGAGAAGAAAAATGAAGTCTTTAGGTGAACGTCTCATCAACGCACGGCAAAAAGCTGGGTTAACACAAGATGCGTTGGCTAAAAAAGCTGGGGTCACCAGAGTTGCAATAAGTAAAGCCGAGCAAGGCCTTACAAAAAGTTTCAACGGTGACACCCTTTTTAAAGTTGCAGCTGCACTGCGGTGTTCACCGCAGTGGCTTCAGAACGGAGATGAAAAAGATAAGCATTGGGAAAATAATGTTAAGAGCTGCCCACAGAGAGACACAGCACACTCTTACCCTGTAATTAACTGGGTTCAGGCAGGATTATTCGCAACTTCTGGTGATGACTACAACATGTATGATCAGGATAATTGGAGGCATTCTGTAAAATACGCTGGTGAGAGGGGGTTCTGGCTGGAAGTGCACGGAGACTCAATGACTTCGCCCGTAGGAATAACATTTCCTGAAGGAATGTCGATCCTTGTCAACCCAGATAAAGAAGTTTTTTCAGGGTGTTACGTCATCGCCAGAAAAAAATCTACCAATGAAGCAACATTCAAAAAATATATTTCTGACATGGGAAAGGCGTTTCTAAAGCCCCTTAATCCACAATATCCAATCATAGAAATGGACAATGATTGCGAAATAGTAGGTGTTGTGGTTGATGCCAGGTGGGATATTTTCTGACCAGACACAAAACACAAAAAGAAACCAAAGTATCAAAAATCACTTGCCACACCTTGATACCTTAGTTACCATAAAACAAAGTTCGTAACTGAGGTATCATCTCATGATCAATAAAGCTACAACTCTTGACTGTCTCGAAGAACTGAAAAACCTCGGCAGCCTCATTACACTAATAGCAAAAGCAACACCTGATGCTACGCTCTCTAGCGATATAGAGTCATGCGCAGGACTGGCATGGGATATGACAAATAGCATATCCAGAAAGCTATCGTCAGCAATGCTTTTACAGAACAAAAATTCTGCAATCAACAACCGTCTTTGCACCCAACGCGAAGCCTGCGGCTTAACAACCGCCGAACTCGCCAGGCTGCTCGATCTCGATGAAGAAATTATCATCCAGTGGGAGAGCGGAGAGTATGAACCAACTATCAGTATGCTTATCCCACTGGCAAATATTCTTGGCTGCGATCCGATGTGGCTGTTAACTGGTGAGGTTACTCCTCCGGAGCAACCAAAAAGTGAGGAGCAGCAACACCATGACGCATCTCAACAAGTTTGCCCCTTATCTCGCGAAGCTCTTCTACGGAAGAACCAATACCAATGGTGACATAATCGCCGCTTCGCCCCTCAAGGTACATGCGAACATTTTTATCAATCATTGCGGAAACAGTCTCAATATGAAAACACTTCTGAGACTCGCTATATAGCAGAACATATAAGTCAGCTGAGGAAACCATGAAAAAGTTCGAAAACATAACTGTTCTCCATGTTGATGACTTTGATTATACAAACCCGGAACTTCTCCCGGAGGTTGTAAAGGCAATAGATGTTGCCGATATAGTGATTAGAGAAAAGAGAATTGTCAAAAACAGGCTCGTATGCACTTCAGGAGCAATGACAGAAACAACCTCACAGCAAGATAATTACGAAGGCATTTGCCTGGAGCCTGATTCATTTGCGGTAAATGTTTATCATTTATTGCATGCAACACAGGTATTACATATGTCCAGTAATCACGAAACGAAAACACTCGGCAGCGAAATTCTGAGTTTTGCATGTGAGTATACAAAAGCTGCTGCCGAAAAAGAATTAGCGCAATAACAACAAATATGCCCTGAACGTTTATTGCGGTTTTATCGCCGGGGATTGTTACAACCTTAAACCACAGGAGGCTTTATTGTGACTTTTATAAAGAATATGGCATCACACAAGACCGCCTGCCTTATTGCACAATACGGTGAAAATTACATGCATATTGCCTGCTTATTTCTGCGTAAAGCATACGGGAGATAATAATGCATCAGAAAACAGCAGAACACGAACAAACCAGAATATTGCTGACCATCAAAAACGGGAAAGTAATATTCATTCGCCATGTTCATGACGATGAACTTGTAGGAACTCTTTCAACATTCCTGTTTATTGCAGAAAGGGCAGGATATGACGTTATTGCACCAGCAGATGAAGATGAGGAATAAATATCATGCAATACGATGAATTCCAGGCTGAAGCAACAGCCAATGGTATACGAACTGGCAGTATGACGATTGATTATCACGACGCCATACGTCGTCTGGATGCCGGAGAATTCGATACTCCTAATGTGCGAGGTTTACGTATCCTTCAGTGTCTGGCGCAAGCCGACGAAGCAGGATTACTGGGTAAACTTCCGGTTGAGATGAAGGTTGCTCAGTGGCGATGGTTGTATGTGACGACATTCATCAACGAAGAAGAAGACAAGAACGGCACAATTGATATCCTGAATGAACACGGAACAATTGAACACGCCGTGGTATATAACGGGATGTATGGGTTTATGACGATATATCCCGGCCCCATTCGATTTGCCTTACAACAGTATATTGAATGGAATTTAATTCAAAAATACGGCGAAGCTGAAGGAATGGGAAGAGCGCTGTTTCTTTATCAGAAAATGCTCACTACTTCCCCTGATAAAGGTTTCATTCTTTCAGATATGGGTCGAGAAGGGCTTGAAATCCTTCTGGATGAAATTATTAACGAAATGAATACTCATGGCATGCAATCCGAAACAGATATTAAGTAAAAGGGACCACATGACCGTTATCGAGTATATCCAGGAAAATCCAGATTGCAGTAGAGAAGATATATCCCTCGCACTTGGAAGAAGCGCAACTTCTATCAGTAATGAATTATCACGGTTATTGTGGAATGGGTTAATAGTACGAACTGGAGAAAAAAACAAAACGATTCTGTACTGCGTAAACAATCTGCCGTTTGGATACAGCAATCCCCTAAGTGTTATGTTCAACCAGTTACTTAAACAGGTAAGAAATGGCAACTGACTCACAACTAACCATAGAAACGGCCCTGAATGTCGGCCTGGCGCTCCTTGGTTATTTTTACATCGTGTTCTGCAGCGGACGGTGGCTGTCGCTGTTGTTCCTGAAAAAATGGAATAAACGCCGTAAGCAGGATGAACGCCAGAAGGCAATGAATGCGTTTTCCGAAGCCTTCGGAATTGACGGCATGGAACCAGGGGATCCAGCTCGCGCAATCAGCAGAGGGGGTGTAGTAATCCTTGTATATCGGAGTGAAGAGAAAAATGACGATCACAAAACAACGAGTAGAAAAAATCATATATCGCCATGAAATGGGACTGAACAGCGATGTCACTGCCGAAGAGGTTTATGACCTGGCTGTACTGGCGCTGAATTTATCAAATATCGCAAACCTGAAGCGATACGAGCTTGATATGGATGGTTGCGACTCGTGCGGTCAGGATTGTGGCGCAGATATGACTGAAGATCCTGATGGTGATTATGTCCTGTTTGATGACGTGGTTAAGTTGTTTGAATTTGATACAACCACTCAAAAGTTAGAAATCCCGGCAAAGGAGGCTGCCAGTGAGCAAGATTGACTATCAGGCACTGCGCGAGGCGGCGGAACAGGCAACGCAAGATGAATGGGTAGCATATATTTTGCCGGGTCATAACGGCATTTATCCTGCGCGCACGTCTGAGGGTAGGCATTGCGGATACTTTATTGACTGGCCTGGCGTCTGTCAGGGGCGGGAGAGCATCAACATGAGCATCAGAACCTACGCAGTGAATTGCAATGACGCATGGCTAAACACCGAAGGTGATGACATCTCCGGCTCATACGTTAAGTACAAAGACCATCAGGAAGTGGTTGCCGCTCTTGAGGCCAAGTGCGCGGCGCTGACAGCGGAGAATGCGGGAATAAAGTCTGCAATTCCAGAATCACGGGATATTGAGGATGACAATGACAATATGGATGACGTATCTCTCGCGGAAGACTTCGGGTTCAATCATGCAATAGAACGGATGAGGAGACAGATACCTGAAACGCCAACCACTGATGCTTTCCTGGCTGAAGTCCGGGCGCAGGGGGTGGATGCTGCTATAGAAGCTGCAAAAAATCTGGTGGCCCAAGAATATGAGTATAAGGATTTCAAAGCGGCGCAGAGTGATTGCTGTATGCACCCTGGTTCAGACCTGGTAGGGAAGGTTGAAATGACTGAGTGGTTAGTTGACTTTGCTGCCCAGCTTCGCAAAGGAGGCAACCAGTGAGCGAAATTAATTACCAGTCACTGCGTGAGGTGGCGGAACGTGCAATTCCAGCAATGGAACGCCTGTTAATGTTGCCAGCTGATGATGATTTGTTAAGTGAACAGGAACTTAAAGATTACGGTGTGGATATTGATGCGCTCAATGCCTTCAAATTTCTGACCGGACCAGAAACCGTGCTGGCACTACTGGATGAACGGGAAAGAAACCAGCAATACATCAAACGCCGCGACCAGGAGAACGAGGATATTGCGCTTACGGTTGGGAAGCTGCGCGTTGAGCTTGAAGCAGCAAAATCAAAACTCAACGAGCAGCGCGAGTATTACGAGGGAGTTATCTCTGATGGGTGCAAGCGTATTGCTGAACTGGAAGCGCGGGAAGTTCAATTACCGACTCGCTACGACCTTCGATATGGACATCCGATAAATGCAGATGAGCGACATGTCATGATACCTAAAGAAAATGGCAGTTGGCTTTACCTGATTGACCTAGAACACGCATTACGCGTCGCTGACATTCGTATCAAAGGAGAGTGATATGGCCACTTTAACAAAAAAAGAACGGGCATGGTTGAATGAATTACAGGACGTTCTTGATCGCTGCCCATCACCGAAAAAAATTGGTTTTTACACCATTGGCGATAAAAACATTTACCTGTATGACCTACGCCGCATGGATGAAATCATGGAGGCTCTTGATAATCGTTCGTCGATGGATTGGTGTGTTGCTGTCCATGATATGAATGCAGGGTTTGATGAAAAGATTTTGTTCCCCTCATCAGTTGAAAGCACTGCGGGTTAAGGAGTAACACATGACCACTATAACCAAAGAGCGACTGCTGACAATCAAGCAGTGGCGCGAAACATACGGACCGGGTAGCAACGTTGTGCTTCCAGCAGAAGAAGCGGAAGAGCTGGCACGGATTGCGCTGGCATCACTGGCAGCAGAGCCGGTGGCAAAGATTATAGCTCATTACCCATTAGGAGTTGACGCAGGCAAACAAAAATTCGTACAGGCCATTAGAGAGCTTCCTGACTTTGGCGGATATCTATTTGCCGCCCCTCCAGCGCCGATAGTGCCGGAAGAAATGTATTGGCAGGATGCGCCAGTTGAAGGCAGCAGCAAAGCGGCTGCATACGCTACAGGCTGGAACGATTGCCGCGAAGCCATGCTTCAGTCCGGAAACTTTCGGGAAAATAAAGATTCGTCAACCAATAATTTTCGGAAAATCCCGGAAGCGTCAACCAGCTCTCCGGTAACTCCGGATGGTTGGATAAGCTGTAGTGAGCGAATGCCGGACGACAGGCAGGAGGTGAATCAATGAGCTGGCCTGATGCAATCGTAACTCTGGGGGTGGTCTTCGCAGCAGCGTTTGTTGTGTTCTCGATTTGTCGATGGGGATAACCACATGTTCGCTTTGATTCAACGCGGTCAGATATACACGGACAGAGCCGGATACCCCGTGGTGATTACTCGCATCACTGAGCACTCAGTGTTCTTTCGACGGATGGACGGACGATCAGGGCGGGTACGCATTGGTGAGTTAAACTGCCTGTTCGAACATATTGACCACCAGGAGTACCGCAAAATTCTCGCGGACACTGAGCAGGAAAAGCACCTGAAAAAATTACGAGCCATAAAAAGGAAGTAAAGAATGAATAAAGCATTTGAACGATGGGTCCACCAGCGTTACGGCAATCGCTATGACCTGACGCGAGATGTTGACGGCTTCTACTGTCGTGAAGTTGTGAAGCGAATGTTTGAAGTGTGTTGCCACTGCCGTGGGCTGAGTGTTGTGTGAGGTAATACATGGGCAATGTGATTCAACTGGCTCCCAATGAATGGGTTTGTGAAAGCGTTCTTATCGCAATTACCGGGCTCAAACCAGGCACAATTCTTCGGGCCCGGAAAGAATGCTGGATGGTTGGAAGAGAGTATATTCACGTATCACCAGACGGTAATCCAAAGCCTTCCAGTGAATGTATGTATAACAGAAAAGCAATAGATGCCTGGGTCGCCTCAATGAAAAACAAACAACCCAGGTGATTTAATATCATGAAATATGTAAGCTCGTATCGCTCTTGGGCGTCTGGAGGTATCGATGGATAAAGTCAAATATCCAACAGGCGTCGAAAACCACGGCGGCACATTACGCATCTGGTTTAATTTTAAAGGTAAACGTGTCAGGGAAAATCTTGGTGTCCCTGACACTGCCAAGAACAGGAAGATCGCCGGGGAACTGCGGACATCAGTATGTTTTGCCATCCGCACAGGAAGCTTTGATTATGCTGCACAGTTCCCTGACTCCCCCAACCTTCAGGCTTTTGGGGTAAGTAAAAAAGAAATTACGGTGAAGGAACTTGAAGAAAAGTGGCTGGATCTGAAACGAATGGAAATCTCTGCAAATGCATTCAATCGCTATGAATCCGTTGCAAGAACGATGGTTCCGAAAATTGGAGGCAGTAGACTGGTGTCATCGGTAACCAAAGAGGAATTGCTGTATATCAGGAAAGATTTGCTTACCGGGTATCAGAATTCAACGAAAAACAAAGCAGCAGCAAAAGGACGGAGCGTCGTTACTGTAAATTATTACATGACGACAATCGCTGGAATGTTTCAGTTTGCTGCAGATCACGGTTACTTAGAAGCAAATCCCTTCCAGGGAATTAAGCCTCTTAAAAGAGCCAGGGCAGAGCCAGATCCGCTAACTCGTGACGAATTTATTCGCCTGATAGATGCTTGCCGACATCAGCAGACGAAAAACCTGTGGTCATTGGCTGTGTACACAGGAATGCGTCACGGTGAACTGGTCTCCCTGGCCTGGGAAGATATCGATCTGAAGGCAGGAACAATTACCATCAGGCGCAATTATACGAAACTTGGTGAGTTCACTCTACCGAAAACTGAAGCAAGCACAAACAGGGTTGTGCACCTTATCCAGCCCGCTATCAGTGTCCTGAAAAATCAGGCTGAAATGACAAGACTGGGTAAGCAGTACAACATCAAGGTGCAACTACGTGAATATGGACGTTCAGTGAACCATGAATGTACTTTCGTGTTTAACCCTCAAGTGGTTAGAAAAAGCGAACAGGTAGGTTTTGTCTACAAAGTCGATTCTGTAGGTGACTCATGGGAAACAGCCATTAAGCGTGCAGGGATCAGGCATCGAAAGGCATACCAGTCACGACACACTTATGCGTGCTGGTCATTATCTGCCGGAGCAAACCCAAGCTTCATTGCCAGCCAGATGGGCCATGCAAGTGCCCAGATGGTATTCAATGTATACGGAGCATGGATGACTGACAGCAATGCAGAACAGATCGCAATGCTGAATCAGAAGCTGACAGATTATGTCCCAATGATGCCCCATAGTCACCAAAGTGACACCAGAGGCTTATTAAAATCAGTAAGTTAATCCTTAATACCCGTCATGTTAACTGTGTGGAGGGCAACACCACGCTTTACGCCCTGCCGAAATCCGAGGTTGTCCTGCGCTGGCGTGAGCAGACCACAGATAATTTTCGCTTCTGTTTTAAGTTTCCGGCGACCATTTCGCATCAGGCAGCATTACGGCATTGCGATGATTTAGTGACTGAATTTTTGACCCGCATGTCACCGTTGGCTCCGCGCATTGGACAATACTGGCTGCAACTGCCTGCCACATTCGGCCCACGGGAGCTGCCTGCGCTTTGGCATTTTCTCGACTCTCTTCCCGGCGAATTTAATTATGGTGTGGAAGTCCGCCATCCACAGTTTTTCGCCAAAGGGGAAGAGGAACAAACGCTTAATCGCGGTTTACATCAGCGCGGCGTTAATCGGGTGATTTTCATCAGACACGTTTAAATACACCATCTAAAGCGATACAATCGCGCTATTAGTTTTTATGGTGGTAAAGAATGAAACGTGTAATCAGCTACATCAGATTCAGTTCTGAGCGACAAGCCAAAGGCGACTCACTACGCAGACAGTCTAAGATGGTTAATGACTGGCTTAAGGCTCATCCTGAGTACTACCTTGACCAAGATTTATCCTTCCGTGATTTGGGGGTGAGTGGGTTCACTGGTAAGCACTTGAAAGGTGGCTTAGGTGACTTTTTAACCGCTATCGAGAAAGGGCTTGTTAAAGCTGGTGATACGCTCTTGATAGAATCTCTTGACCGTCTGTCACGTCAAGATGTAGACCAAGCAAGTGAGCTACTCAGAAACATTCTTCGCTCTGGTGTAGATGTGGTCACCTTGTCCGATGGTGAACATTACACACGAGAATCTCTTAAAGACCCGTTAGCTCTGATTAAAAGCATTTTGATAATGCAGCGGTCGCATGAGGAAAGTTTGAGGAAGTCTGAGCGTATACAAGCTGCATGGGATGCAAAGAAAGAAGCTGCTAAAGCCGGTATCAAGATTTCTAGGCGTTGTCCTGCATGGCTTAAGCTTAATGATGACCGTAAAAGCTTCTCTGTGATACCTGAGAAGGTAGAAACTGTGAGGAGATGCTTTCAATTACGGTTAGAGGGTAAGTCTATCTGGGAGATTGTCCGGATTCTTAATGATGAAGGTCACCAGACACTTAACCAGTACAAAGCAGGTAAGTTTGGTCAAACCTCAGTGCAAGACCTTCTGAAAAATCGCTCTGTAATTGGTTACTTCACACCTAAAGGCTGTGAGGAGATAGTTGGTTATTTCCCCCCTATCATCCCTGAGACTGATTTCTACAAAGTCCAGCAACTATCATATTCTCGTTATGGAAGAAAGCCTGCTTCAGATAAACCATTGAGTGTGAATCTTTTCAAAGGTGTTATCCGTTGTTCTGAATGTGGTCATGCTCTGATTATCACAGGCTTTAGCGATACAAGAAGCGGTATATATCGCTGTCCTTCTCGAAATGAAAACCGTTGCAATGCCAAAGGGCTGTCACGTAAGCAAACCGATGGTACATTACTTGCCCTGCTATCCCGTATAGACCGATTTGATAGCGATATGACGAATACCATAGACACACTGAAGCTACACCGTGAACACATCTCAAGCAATATTGAAAAGCTGGTACAGCTATCACTTGAAATTGAAGACTTGTCCGCTATTACCAGCAAACTAAAACAGTTAAAAGGTGAGCTATCACAGGTTGATGCGGATATCGAGAAGGAGACACAACGCCTTAAATCTATTGATGTGGGGTGTTTGTCTGATTGTGACTTGACTACAAAGGCGGGAAGGATTGAAGCACAACTGATAATCAAAAGTGCTGTTAAAGAGGTCGTTTTGAATACTGCTAAACGTCGATGTAAAGTAACTTTTCACAACGGTAAGGTAATTGACCTACCAATAACAGAAGACCCCTCGGAGGATGTTACAGAGGCTATACAGTCGCTTTCTGAAGTCACTGAGAGGGGTTTAATAGATGTTGATGAGGTTATCATATAGTTGAGATTCTATCGTCAGTAGCGCTTGTTAGGATTCACAGAAAACTTCCGTAAAGCATTACCCGACTTAAGCACCTTTGAAGCTTGCTCATTAGCTGAGGCTGTGAAGGTGCTCTCACCATTTTTAACGCTAACGCTCTTAGAGCACGTTACACGGGCTTTTAGCGCTTCATCTGATAACTCACTTGCCGAATAGCTAAAAAGCTCTTTACAGGTCAGCATAGGGCTTCCAAGGCTCGTTGTAGTGTTGCCAGTGTTCTTTTTACTGGTAGAACCGCCATCATTCGTGGTAGCGACCTTTCCAGTAGCTGCTGAAACATCAGTTTGCCCTACGATTGAACGAAATTCTACACCTTGGAAGGTCATCTGAATACGAAGACCATTAGCAATGGTATGCTCTTTACTCGCTTTAAACTGAGTAATGATACTATCAGTGATAGATATTCCATCTTTACAAACAATAGTGATGATTTGCTTCTGGTCTCGCCATTGTTCAACCGTAGAAATAAAGGTCTCTACAAGTTGCCCCTGTCTGGTTAATAGAACTGAACCCGTCGAATCAACCACTACAACACCGCTAATAGAGATGGTCTTAGGTGCTCTCTGAACATTATCAGTGATAGTTTGCCCCGATTGCATAGCCTGAGTTGTCACCATCATCGGTGAGTCATAGTCCATCTGTTCAGTAGCTGTTAAGGCAAGAAAAGATTCTACATTATCTCTAAGGTGAAAATAGATACCATCTTTACCTGAGTATCTAATTTGCTTTGTGTCAAACATTGTTGTTATTCCTATTCTGTTAAGCGTGAGCTACGTGAAATCTAATTTTTGATGTTGGTATCTGCTCAGAAGAAATCACGTAGCATTCGACTATTCATAGTTGAATCGTCATACTAGATAAAGATTAATAGATTGCCATGTGTGGCAATAAATATTAGTAGTTCTAACATTGTTTATTCCTCTGGGTAAGCGGAGCTAATCAAGGTATCTTCCTGCATACGATTAATATGCGATGTGGTTCTTTCATCAATAACCTTTCCATCAAGTACCGTCTGAGTTGTGATATTGATTGTCTGAGGCTGAATATTTACTGACGGCTTGATAACCTTTAAATCTTGTGTGAATGTTTCCACTCGACCTTTCAGATTATTTAATGCTTCAGGTGAAAACTGTGGAACATCTTTTGATTTGCCATGAACCATAGCCCATAAAACAGCAGCTAAAGAGTTCATGTCACCAGTCAATGCTTGGTCTGTGGGTTCCACCTTTGACCTTACAACTTTGTCAATTGGATTATCTGACTTACTCATCTGACGTTCATAGAACGGTTTAACAATGGAGTTAATCACATCAGTTGCCATACCGACAATCATTACTTTGGTAATTGCATCAGCTACAGATAATTTTCCTTTACCACCTTCAACACTACCGGAACGTGAATTAATTCTTCCCGCTGCTGTATTTGCTACATTTCCAAGCATGGAAATAGCCCTAATTAAGTTCCAGATACCACCTACAGCACCAATACCAGACCTTACAGCGACAATACCAGCAAGTCCCTTTAATGCACTTAACAGGCCATTTGCGATACCATCAGCTACAGCTTTTTGAGTGTCATTTAATTCTCTGTAAGCAAGGGTCACTCTGTCAAAGAATCCCTGCACTCGGTAGCTAATCGTGGTTAAATCATCAATACCGTTTGACATGCTTTTCATCAGGTCGCCAAAATGTTCACCAAGATTTTTAGATTGACCACCTAGTGAATTAAGTAAATTAGTCAGTGACCTTGTAAAGTCTGTTAAACCTTCCTGTGAACCGTCGAACATTAAGGCCAGATTATTATTCCATGAATTAGAAAGGCGGCCTAACTGCGTCTGAGTAGAGTTAATAATCTTTTCCCATCCACCAGCTTTATCAATCATCCTTCCCATTTCAGCGGATACTTTAGGAAGAACATCTTTAGAAAGAACTTTACCGTTCTTCATAGCTGCATCTAATTGCTCGGTAGTCATCCCAAGGCTTCTGGCAAATAACTGGAAAGCACCTGCCATTCTGTCACCTAATTGACCACGTAGCTCTTCAGCCTGAATCTTCCCTTTAGAAGCCATCTGCTCGAAAGCTTTCAGAATCCCGTTAATTTCATCAGTGCTTAAACCCATTAGTCGGGATGTACCAATCACATTAGAAAATAAGGATTCTTTCTGGTCTGCATTCATATCACCAGCACCAGCGGAAAACTTAGCAAAGCTACTTAATGTTTCAATCTGGTCTACACCTGTATTATTAGCAAGATTCTTAACGAAGTCTGTAGCTCGTTTAGCGCCTTCATCGCCTAATACAAATTGTGCCGCTCGTTGTGATGCTTCTTTTTTCAGACCAATCTCCATAATCTTCCTATAAGCTTCTAAGGCTGTCTGAAAACTATAAATGGCTGTACCTGCTTTGATTGCACTTGTAGCTAATACATCTAAACCATTTGAAGCATTTTCACTGTGATTGTTTTTGCTGGTGGTCTTATTAAACTTAGAAAGTGTTTCACGTAGATTTTGATTTAACTTTGCTAACTCACGATTAAAAGCTTCGTTCCCAAGTGTCTTGGATTTACCGCTTAAGCTGTAATACTGGCTTCTAAAATACTTCTCAAGTAGAGGATTAAAGTCACGAAGCTTGCTCATATTCACGCTATGCGCTGCTGTGATTGCTCTGTTGCCGCTAATTCGTGGTTGCCTTGCTGCTTTAACAGTTTCTTCAACCTGAGTTTTGAACTTAAAGACCTTCGTAGATTTGGCTCTTTCCTCCAGCTTATTAAAAGTCTGGTTAATCTTCTTTTCCATATTCCCCAAAGAGGCTGTTAAATCCTTATCCATGCTCTTTGGGTTAACTTTAAATGCTCTATTCAAATTGCGTTCAATTCTTTGTGCTGACTGCAAAGCTGCCTTTTCAACTCTTTGCAGTCCCTTAATAACGTTTTCATTGAAGCCTAGCTCAACGATAAAACTATCAACTGTGAATTTGCTCATTCATATTTTTCACCTCTTTAAGCGTGTTGTACGTAAATTCTATTTTTCAGTGTGGGTATTAGCTTTACAGATTTCATGAGGATAATTCTTATCCGAATCATCACGTAGCACACATACAAAAAAAGGGAGAGCTACCGATGTCACTCGATAATCTCTCCCCGTACTATAGATTCGATAGAACCTATCTCATATACCCAACCAATTCTTTTTTAATGTCTGACAAGATAATGTAATTCCGTTTCACCTATGATTTGAGCATCAGAAGGAATACGGTCAATACACCACTTTGGAATCTTGCGTGTTTTTGGTTTGTGTGAGGTGATAACTTGACGTTTGTTTTTAATTCTTAAGGCTGGCTTAGTTTGTAACTTTAAGTTTTCACAAGCCGACTTAATAGTTTCATAACGCTGTTGCAAATCAATCATTCATCTACCTCACATATGCATAATCAAACAGCCTTGCTAAATTCTCGTGGAACACTCAGAAAATCATTGAAGCTGATAATCTGTGCCAACTCTTGACGGTACTCCTTAGCCAGCGCTTGATGGTCACTAATCAGCTTAGCCAGTCTTGATTTCAGCAAATTAATCTCATTTTCTCTTGCTTTCATCAGTTTCTCTTTGGCAATTTCTTCAAGCTCAGCTTGTGATTTATCAGCAACAATTAGAGACAATCGATGTGGTGCTCTGACAGCTCTTTCCGTACGAATAACCCTTTGACCTTCTGGTAAATCTGCAATCACTTTACCAATCTCTACAGGGTCATACCCCCAACCGTCACGGTCTAGTCGAGAGAAATAAGCATAAGAATTGGTTTGAAGCTCCATTAAAATAGCCATTTCGTCAATTTCGTCTTCAAGCTTGGACTGAATTTTCTCGTAAACACTTCTCATTGCTTCTTGAGAGTCTTTAATAGCTTGGAAATATCGGCGTTGTAGCTTCAACTTCAAATCAAGTTCACAACTTTCGTTCATAGAAAAATCAATTTCAACTCTTGGAATCTCGAGTGGTTCTGGTGGAATATATGGACCTTTATTTACTTCGTGTGATTCCCGCCAAGCTCTATCAAAAGATTCACGCAAAGTTAATTCGTGAATATCAAGTGCACTTGGTCGGCTTTCAATAATCATTTCATTTTCATCACGGATAGCCATTAATACCTTTCCTCTTCTAAGATAATTTATGTTTCAGTTTTTAAAAAGCACACCTGACATCCTCGAACTTAGAAGAGGCTTAAAAGGCGTTTGCCAAGTATGCTTTTTAAAAGCTGAAAAGGCCCTAGATAACTAAAACGCTATAAAGGGCTAAGGTGAAGAAATTAAAACATCTAAAGGATTCAATAACGAATGAACAAGAGTACTTTTCGAGATGACCTCTCAGGTTATATAAGAGGTCATGTAGCGAAAAGCATTGCACCTTTCCAAATCAGAATATCCATCCATCGGATTATTGAAAATATGATTTTAGGAAGAGTTGCTCTTCCCTATAATTAAAATTATGTCATACTTAAGGTTATTTGTCAACAGCCTTTTAACAGATTGGTAACATCAATTTCTATTTACTGTGTTGCCTACCCAGCAACCAACAAATAAGCCAAGCAACGTCCAAGCAATTATTAAGCCCATTAGTGAACCCTCACAGAATCCGTAACCAAAATATTGTCGCCGTACAGGATTGTCACAGCACCTTTCAAAAATTGCTCTGGGGAAATACTGTATTTGTTCGTTTGCTCGATAACCAATCTTTTCATGTCGCTGTCTGCAATTGGTAGCATCATTCGAGGCTCGTTAAACTCCACCGACTGAATAAAGTCAGAGATGTTTTCTGCATTATCAGCCATCAGCTTTAGTAATTTATCAAAATTAATTGCGATACCTGCATCACTGAAAGCCTGAATCATCAGAGCGGTGTCGTTATCAACGAAAATCTGTAATTCGTAATTGCTCATTTTTAAAATCTCCTTTTTACCAGACCTCCTCAATCGCTCTGTAACGAGCTAAACAGTCTTTTTCAGGGGTAGCCTGTACAGTGGTATTACCCACCCTAAAATAAGATAGTTTTTTGCGTTAGAATGCGATTGAGAGCGTCTGAGAAGCTGTTTTTCTAATTTCTCTTAAAGTCTCGGACTTGCATAAGATTTTTTGGTCTGGTATCGGCTCTGTTACCATTTCGATGGATAATTTGCTTATTGGATTGATAGCCATGATAAAGGAACCAGACAACATATTTCACGTAGAAAGTATATCGGCCTATATTAAATGTTTTGTTGCCGTAGTCGTCGGTATTTATCGTGACTGACTCTCCATCAGACCAGCACAGGGAATCACTGGATTCATCATAGATAAGGTGTTCTGTAAAATATCGTCTAACATCTTCATGCCAAGGTTTCATAAAACCTCCTCACCCCAATAACCTAATTCAATCTTGTGACGCTCAAACCATTCTGGCTTGACTGCTGCTTTCAGTACTTCATTTGGGCCAATGGCTTTAATGAAAATATCTTTTGAGTTATGGATGTCACCGAATCCGTTTCCTTTAATCAGGAGGTCGGAGATGTAGCGAATCATTTTATCTGTGTGGTATTCAAAGGTAACGCATAGCATTAAACCTCCAGAGACAGCTTGTGAATTTTAAGACTCAATAGACGGGCAATATCAATCTTAAAGCCGTTAAGCGCCTTCAAAGTAGCTAAAGCGTCCTGACTAATTCGGATGTGTTTACGACCTTTAGAGACTGGATATTTCAGTAAATCCGACTCAGTAACCTCTTTAGCAATTGCAAGCTGCATAACAGTTTGATGAGGGAGGTTAGTTGTCTGTTTAATTCGGGTAAGCTCGTGAAAGGCTTCTTCTGAAATACGGGTCAAAGTGTGTTTCTTCATTTAAAATTCCTCTGTAACTAAATACGGGTCAAACTCAAAGTCTGGTTGCTCGTTTTCCATTGGCTCAATATTTCCAACGGCAATATGATGCTCAACAACACCAATTAACTTTGCGCACATTACAGCAAGCAATGCACAATATTTATCGCTTGGTAATTCGTAGCTAAGTCTGGTTGCTTGTCGCTGAAGATGATTTGTCACGGTGGCTGAGTTAATTTCATCAAGGTTCTTTAGGAGATAAAATAGCTTCTTGTTGTATTTCGGGTGACCTTCACCTCTACAGAATCCAATGAAAATATCATCAAGCTTACTTGGTAATTGTTCGTAGCTGTCAAAGTTAGCCAGATAATTTTTGATGCTGTTCTTTGTTGTTTTGCGTACTGACATATAACGACTCCTCGGTGTAATTGCCCGAATTACTTCGTCAATGCCTTTGCGCTCTGCTCTGGTGAACTTGGGTACTTCGTGACTGGTGGGGGAGTTTGTGTAAGCGTAGGAGTTGTGCTTGTTGCGTTCTCTTGATGCCTGAAGCATCGCTCTAAATTCTCTGTCGTTCATTCATGTTCTGACCCTCATAAGATGTTATTATTCTGTTAACTTATATATACAATCTTAGCAGTTTCAAAGACTAATGTCAAGCATTTTTTAACATTTCATTAACATCTGTGGTATAATGGTTTTATGAGAGAGGGAAAATATAAAGGCGTGGCTATGAGGTTTATTCGATAGGGGTTGGTACAAGCCCAACTAACCGAATCAACTATGTATTTGGTCACATGGTATTGCATTGCACACAGGAAATTTAATGGTAAATCTCCCTCCTGAGCTGGGGTCACCTGATGTATGGGCTGGTGGAGGTGTTGGGCTGATTGCAGGCCTGCTACTTCGCTATGTCCTCGTCAGAGTGCTTGTTGTCTTTAAACTGTTCGGTCGTACATGGACGCTTGACCTTAAGGATAATGACCACACAGACCCCCGTTAAACTCCCTCCAAAACCCCCTGTACGAGATAGTATAGGGGTGTCTTTAGCATTTTGTGCTATCTATTAAAAAATAGCTTGACAGAACAGGAAAGCTGTATCTATCAAGTATTCACCTCTCTGACAGTAATTTCTAAAAGTTCTTATTTTTCAATAAGTTGTAATTAGCCAATATATAAGGCTGTCCAGTACCTTCACAGAAAAACTTCAGAAGCCTTCTTAATCAATCCACTAAGCGAGAGAGAGCGATAACCCCAGAGAGGGAAGCTCCCTTCTTAAAAACCTTCTTGACAATCTTTACAGGCCTTGTTCAAGGTAATCGCAATAGTTTTTCTTCCCTCGGTTTCCCGTGTTCCTCGGTTTGCCTATTGAGGTTTGAAAGACCTCTGTAACTTCCCTCTTAGACAGGGAAGAATAATATTGGTGACACAAGCGAAGCGCCCCTCTAAAAAGATTTTTTAGCTATTTTGTTTAAAAGCACATCAAACGATACATTTTATTGATTTAGGTCAAAGACAAAAGCATTGACAAAATGGTAAGATTGTTCACATGACCTTACTTAACAGATTCTTAAGAGCTTTGAAGCGGCCTATTTAACAAGGTCACTACCTCTGGTCTTATCGTTCCCTCTCTTCTTGGTAGTTCTGTTAAGTATCTTTTCAGGTATCTCTTACAGTCACTGTTAAGATGATACTCTCCCTTCGGGTTATATCGTTACTTTCTCTCCCGTTAAACACTCCTTCCTAACTATCTACATAATCACTTCTAAGAATCTTACAAGGTAATATCCAGACCTCTTATAGCTGACCTGATACAGAAACATTACAGGCATACTCTCTAGGTTCTGTGTAGTTCCCTTGGTGGGAATAGATGCTCCTACAATAAGAGCATCATTAATCTATATAGTCCTCTTCCGAGAACTTAATAGTTTTTTGATGTACATCAATCATTATCTAAAATATGATATGAAGTTTCTTGGTAGTATTACATCAACAAGTTAATTGAAATAAGGAATATTATGGTGACTAGGTATACCAAGGCATGGCCTGAAGAAGTTATAAGATACATCAATGAAAATATTACAGCAGATTTTGAATCTGGAACATTATTTAGAAATGGTGTAAAAATCGAGGGTTCACTTGTAAATCCTAAACCAAGACAATATCTGGCTTTTGGTTGTCGGATTAATGGTAAGTTCAGAATACTTAAGGTGCATCAGGTTATTTTCTATCTATATCATGGTAAACAAGCTAAACTATGGATTGACCATATAGATGGTGACCCGCTAAATAATGCTATTAGCAATCTTCGCGAGGTTACCAAAGAGCAGAATCAGGCAAACATGATACCCAGAAAGAAAACAAAATCAGGTTACAAGGGAGTACACCCAAGAGTGGATAACAAGGGGTTCTGGGCTACAATACGCTGTAATGGAAAATCTCATTATCTGGGTCAGTTTAATACAGCAGAAGAAGCTGCAAAAGCCTATGATGCTGCATCACTGGAATTGCATGGTAAATATGGACACAGGAATTTTAGCTGATAGTTAATAAAGACCTGACATAAACTTGTCGATAGGTCTGATTAAAGTTTATACAGTGATTTTTCATCTTCTAATTTTTTTATAAAAATCGTAGTACCCCCTCTACATTCCCCTTCACCGATAATCTTAAAAAATATCTACACTCAATTGATGGCTGTTAAGTACCCCAGATTCACGATATAGCACCCCCTTTGCAAAAGCAGTTAAAATATCTATAACCAATTATTGACTTTCTTCATAGCATCTGTTTACCTCCACCTCAAAAAAACCTTCATCACATTTCACAGCATCTATCAAGAAGATTTAACCTATCAATAGCTGTAACATTTTATAGTCCTGTGAAGTCCTCCCCAGTTTTCTCTGTAACAGACACAAACTTCTGTGACCTTATGTGTCAATGACTTATAAGACATGCTCTCAAGGTGCTGTATAGCCTCTTATCTTCCAATACATAAAACTCTTATAAATCAGTACTGATATGTATACAGTTCGTTTTTAACATAATAGCTGTTTTACGCACTAAGAAGCATCTACGTAGATTCTGTATAGAGATTAAGATGTCTCTAAGTGATTTTTTAAGAGGAGATACGAAGGAACTATAACCATCACTTCATAACTTTCACGTAGGTAGCTATTAAGTAGGTTGATAGTCACTTTGAGGGAATATTGATAGTGACCAACTGCATAGACACCGTTATATAGCCCTGTATATAGCACTATATGTAGTGTCTGGAGAGGAACGACTAACACGATACAGTTTACCCTGAAAAGAGACTTCACAGATTCTCTATATATTTCAATAAGTTATGATAAAAAGAGACTATATCAATACTGCATAGAATCTGTGTAGGATTGCATAGATACTTGGAAAAATGCCTTTAAATTGCATAGGTACTAACCTGTTTATGTCCTGTTATTTACAGGCATAGCATTATTGGTTAATTAATTCATTCGACTCTATATTATTACCTTTTTCTTTTTCCTTTTTAATTTTAGCCTCTACCATATCGAACATTTTCATTGTCTGTGATGAAGTTAGCTCTTTCTTTTGTCGTAGCGCGTTACGTATGGTAGAAGCTTCAATATCAGAAACTGTTAAAAGTTTTTCTACCCTACTCTTCAATTGCTGTAATGAACGGCTATTATCAACTTTAAAGAAATCATCCATTACCTCAAGTGAGGCAACAATCAAATCCTGTAGTCTCTCTTTTTCTATCTCGATATTTTCAATGGTTTGTTTTTCTTTAGATACTAACTGCTTTAAATTATTAATTTCTTTCTGAATCAGTTTCTTCTCTGTCTGTAGCTCTTCTGTGACCAGCTCTTCACGCTTACCACGCTCTACTTCCGCTTTAATATCAGCATCAATTTTAGCATTTTCTTTCTCTTCTTCTCTGGCAGCCTGAACCTTCAAACCTGTTAACTTAATTGAATCACGATATTCCTTTTCTTTTGAAAGATAAATATTTTCACTGTGTTTATCTATAGCCCATTTTTGAGCATAGGAAAGTAACCATTGAGCATAAGGAGTAATAACAGCCAGCACACTCCCGCAAAAAATAGGTGCTAACAGATAATGTACATAAAAATATTCCTGAGACAGAATATAATCTATTCGAAACTTAACAGGAGCATCACTCATAAAGAGCATTGCTAAGTTAGGCCAGTTGAACCATACCCATGCAAGAATGATATATCCCCATAATGGGCTTTTAATCCTATCGTTTATTGCTTGCATAGTAGAATCTAACCACCCATCACTCATAGCTAACCCTCGGAAGTCTTATCTTTCTGTCTATCATAACCACAAGCATCACCTTTAGGAACCATCTGAAACGGGAGGTGTATTTAGACCTTGCTAATCTTAGACAGCCGCCCGGTTCATGCAGCACGTCCACACAGTGAAGCTATTCGCGACGCTCAACGAAAAAAACCTAAAGTTC